CATTCACCGGGCTTTCCTCTGACTGCATTCTCTTTCAAGGAGCTAGTCAAATTAACGGCAACGGAATCAAAGGAGCTTGGATTTCAGGATCATCCCTTACTGGTGGACATGCAATCAACATGCAGGTTGTTGCTTACGGTGTCATTGAGGATGTAAATATCGACAATCCTTGGAATGGTATTTTGTGCTTTCAGACGAACACGATCACTATCAATCGCGTTGTCATCAACCTCCCGCGTGGATCTTTTGCGTGCAAATGGGACAGCCCAACGTCAAACAACAGTTCTGCTCTGACGCTTGAAAACGTGACGATGCAGGGAGGTTACTTGGGGGCCAACGGATTTGTTTGGGATGGATTTGCTACTTCTCTCCGAATGAAGTCAGTTGCAATACTGTCTTTTAGGGACTGCTTTCGGATTGAAAACACAAGAAACAGCTCTACTGCATACCCACAGTTTGCAAACATCTTCGGCCTTGAGATTGACGGTGCGAGCAAAAATGCTTTGGTTATCAATGCCGGGTTTAACTTTAAGTTTGTTGGATGCGATATTACCAATACGAGCGGAGCAACGGGACAAGGAAGTGCAGACACTCAGTGTGTCATTATTAGTCCAGACGCATCATATTCGGTTACGCGATTCATTGATTTTACTGAATGCCAAATTGGAAATTGTAGGCAACAGGGCATCTTTATTAACGCAAAAGATGTTAAGTTGACAGGTTGTACTGTGCATGATGTTTCCAAACAGGGAGTGTCATCCTTCTCTGCCATTGAGCTTGGTGGTTCATCCACTAACATTACAATTACTGGCGGGAAAGCTGGTATTGTGTACGGAGATCCATTGAATTGCAGACATGGAATTTTAATTGGAACTGGAGTCACAAATGTTGCCATCTCTGGCGTAGATGTTCAGGGTACAAACCTGATAGGTGTCCAAAATAATAGCTCTACACCAAACACGACAACGATCTCTGGGTGTAATGGATTTGTTTCTAAATCATCTGGTGTTAGCACCCTAATGGCTGGATCTACATTGATTACTGTCCCTCACGGCATCTCTGCAACTCCTGTGAGTGTTACGGTTAGCCCACAACAGCAGTTATCAGGCGGCACAACATTCTATGGCACAATTTCTGGGGCCAATGTGCTTATTGGAGTTTCTGGAGCACAGGCTGGAAATATTGACTTTTGCTGGTCAGCGTCACTTGCATTTACAAACTAACATGAATCACCTTGTCCACCCAGTCATCGCGCTCGCAATCCAAGCCATCGTGGCCATCGCCAGCGGTGACTGGTGGGTGGGAGCGGCTGCCGGGAGCTTCTACTTCATCGGGCGTGAATACGCTCAGGCCGAGTACCGCAACATAGAGCACAACTACGATGGCCGCAGGGCAAATATGCCATACTTTGGAGGGCTGGAGTTGAGAGCATGGACGCTGAAAGGCGTGTTGGACTTTGTTCTTCCTTCCCTTGCCGTGGTGCTTGTGGCAGTGTTGCGCTCAAGAATTTTCTGACTATGAAACCACTTCTTGATTCCTACATTCGTCAGCCTTCGACTTGGCTGGGACTTGCTAAACTTGGTGCAGCTATGGGGTTCTATTCCAGTGGAGTGGGTGGCGCAGTAGGTTCTGCGATTGTCGCAATCTTTGGGCTCATTGACGTGATTCGGAACGAGCGCAAATGACAATTACGCCCGGCAACCTTTCAATGCTTTTAGCGTTGGCCTCTTCGATTGCGCCCGGAACATGGGCTGTTGTCGCAGGGGTTTCAGGTGTGCTGGTTGGATATTTTGGAAAGCAGATATTAAAAAAATATGACAGTACTACCAGTCCCAGTAATCCCGGCCCTGCAAGAAAAGTACCTCGGAGCAACTCCTCCAGCGGGGCTTCAAATTCTCGCAAACGTAAAAAGAGTTCTCCCTCCAGCGGGAGCTGAAGGCAATGGGCTTCCGCCTGCGACGATTTCGCCGTACTCCGGCATTTACGACGAGAACGGTAAACTGCCAAGAGTTCCCGGCCCTGGCACAACATTCGTGGCACATGTCTAGTGAACGCGATTTCGTTGAATTTGCTGGCGTGCATGCTGCTAACCTTGGTGCGCTAATGCTGTCTCTTACAGAGGCAGAGCAGTGGATCAGGGTTGCAGGGCTGTTTTTGGCAGCGGTGTACACGCTGGTCAAAATCATCGAGGTCTGTCGCAACCTGCGTAAGTAACGCATGGCCAACATTACCCAAAGCTGGAAACGATTCTTGGCAGTCGGGTGCAGCCACGGGCATCACGCGGATCAGGCCCTGCTGAACAAGGTTCTAGCATTTAAGAAACGCTGGAAGCCACATACGACACTTCATCTCGGGGATGCTATCGATTTAGCGTGCCTCAGGGCGGGAGCTGCCGGCACCGCTGATGATGCCGTTAACCCTGAGTCTGATCTTAACGACGGACTCACGTTTCTTTCTAGGCTTGAGCCGCAAGTTTACTTCCTAGGAAATCACGAGGCTAGACTCAACACGTTGATGGCATCACCTCGTGCCATTGTAGCCGCATTAGCGGCCCGTGTGATGGCTCAGATCACTGATCGGGCTAAGTCTATGCGATGCCAAGTTGTGGACTACAATTTTCAGCGAGGCTGGAGGCTGTTCGGTGACGCTTTGTTCGGGCATGGGTACATGGTGAACGAAAACGCGGTTCGCGACCACGCAGAGGCCATTTGCGAGGGCGTTGCAAACAAGGTTGTAATCGCGCATCTGCACCGAGTCCAACAGGCCGAGGGGCGCAATAGGGCGCATCCGACGGGGTATTGCGTGGGCTGGCTAGGCGACATTAACGCAATGGGCTACGCCGCCAACAGGCGGGCCACTACTTCTTGGAGTCGAGGCTTTGCGTGGGGAGAATACTCTGATAGAGAAACCGTTGTATGGCTGGCAAAAGAGACAAAGGATCAACAGTTCAGGCTGCCAGTTTAACGGCCTCCGCAATCGCTGCGCTCAAGGCCGAGTTACATGGAACTCCAGCGCCGGAGGGTTGGTACACTGTTGCAGAAATTGCCGCCATGCTTGGAGTTCAGTTCCACCGAGCTGCACGATTTTGCGTTTCAAAGGGCTGGCCGTGCGGCAAATACATGGCCAAAACCAACGACAATAAGCGGTTGCTGATGAAACATTACAAAGTGCAATGACGGACTTCGAAAAACAGCAATTTCTTGAGCGCATGGCCGCCGAGATTGGCGAGCACTTTGACTGCGTCCAGATCCTTGCTCACGACTCAGACTCAGAGAGCTACACCGAGTATGAAGCCGGTTCAGGAAGCCTATTTGCTCGCCAGTATCAAGCCATGAGGTGGTCTGAAGACTCAGCAGTAACTGTAGACTTTGAAGAGGAGGACGACGACGATGACGACGACGACGAATCTGAGTAAACGTGGGATCAAAGCCATCATCGGATGGGAGACTGGTGGAGAATCAGAGTACAATCCACAGCCAGAGTGGCCTGGTGAACAGTCTGGGGTAACTATCGGTGTAGGCTGGGATCTTGGGCATACTCCTGCGACTGAGACTGCTCGTGCTTGGGGGCCGCATTTGCTTCAAAGCACTGTTGCTGCACTGGTTGGTGTGTCTGGCCGCAAGGGTTCAGAGGCTAAGGCAATTCTGCCGCATGTGCGTCACCTCAGCATTCCTTGGGAAGCTGCACTTTCAGTGTTTGAAGAGGTGACGATTCCAACATGGTTCCTGCGGACTCTTCGCATCTACCCCCAGGCTCAAGCCATTCCCGGTGACTGTGCTGCTGCACTCGTGTCTTTGGTCTTTAACCGTGGCCCAAGCCTTTCTGGAGAGCGTCGTAGCGAGATGCTTCGGATTCAAGAACTGCTTCGCGTGAATGAACTTGGACAGATTCCTGACCAGTTTAGGGCCATGAAGCGACTCTGGCCCAACTCTCGTGGACTTCGCAGACGCAGGGATGAAGAAGCAGATCTTTTTCAGGCAGGACTAATACCAAGAGGCGAATAACAATTTGGGTGCGCCCAGCAAGTTGCCGGATGGTGCGCAGGGAGAGCCTGCGACAGGGTGAGGACTACATCCGCATGAAACAAAGGCACTTGCAAAAACGGTAACGAAATAGCTTTCGTGACCAAATTTGACAACCAAGCGGGGTAGGCTAGGTTGTATGGATGGAACAAGAACAAGCGGACCGCATCTCGCTGGTCCTTAAAACGGCTGCCGATCTCACGGCAGAAAACCTTAAAGCAGAGAAACTTTTAGTGATTGCACAGGTAGACGGACACTTCTTTTGCAGTGGCTCACCAAAGTCGCTCCCATTGATCTTTGGTGTTGCTGCAAAAGCGGCAGAGCAAGTCATGGAAGTAATTGATAACAAGTCAAATGAGTGACCCAGTAAACCATCCACCGCACTACACCAGTCATCCGTCCTTGGTTGAGTGCATTCAGATTACAGAACACTTCAACTTCTGTATCGGCAACGCCATTAAATACTTGTGGCGTGCTGGCTTGAAAGGTGAAGCACTAGAAGATCTCCGCAAAGCTGCTTGGTATATCAACCGTGAAATCAACCGTTTAGAACGTCATGAATCCTGAAAAAACTCTGAGAGAACACTGCCGTGAAATTGGAAAGCTGGGAGGCTCTGCAAAGTCTGAAAAAAAAGCAGAAGCTGCTCGCCGCAACGCCAGCCTTCCAAGACCTAAGGCACGAGAACGCAACGCCTTAAAGCGCATGGAAAATTTCTCAAAATAAAGCTAGCAAAGCGCGTTTGGGTGAATACAGTGAGCGCCGCAATGAGCACATCACACTACTCAAGCAGGCCATTCAGAGGCTTGCAGCCACCCCCAAACAAACGCCGCTGGACAGCAGCCAAACTGGCGACAATCGCTGGGCTGTTAATTCTCGACCTTGTCGTCCTGATTAACTCGACTGACATCGTCGAATCCTGTGCAGTCGCGGGATTGGTCATCGTAAATCTCTGGGCACTGACTGCGACCAAATGAGCGGCCACATGATGAATGGCAACCCAATCTGGTGCAAGCCGGCCAGAACACGGGAGTATGACTTCTACTGTGAGGAGCCAGAAGACAACGTGAAGCTGCTTGCAGAACTTCCTGCGCTTGTACGGAAAGCAATGGCACAGGGGCTGATTCAGCGGGCTGAGATCCCACTTGAATTAGTTGAAGTTCCTGGACCGCAATCAGAGATTTTTTCTTGTAGTTGTGGACAACAGTTTATTCGTCGCCAAAAGGGCGGCTACGAGAAATGTTTTCAGTGCAGGACTCCAGCGATTGCCTGCAAGTGCTGCGGCAAGTCCTTCCATCCACCCAAGCGTGGACAAGTTAGCTGCTCCAATGCCTGCCGAATCACACTGATTAAGCAGGGGGCAGCGTCTCAAAAGAAAGATCGTCCACCGCTAGAGTGTCCAATCTGCGGCAAGCATTACCCGCGCAAAAACAATACCAGCAAGCAGTCTAAGACCTGCGGGCGTGAGTGCGGCCTAGTTTTGATGAAACAGAATAGAAAATGAAAATACGACACAGTAGTCTACCTAAGCTCGCTCTCTGCGGGCAGTATGAAGGAGCGCCGGGATCATCTGATGCCGCCGCAAGAGGAACAATGCTGGACCGCGTCTTCCGAGATGCATGGACAACTGGCGAGTTTCCTCGCGACTTGTCCGACGATGATGCCTCCGCCGTCCGTTGGGCGCTCAACCAATGCGTTCTGCTTAATGGTGGAGCTGAAGGTCTCACGACCGACGAGAAGCACTGCAAAGTGGAAACCAGCGGCATCGAGCACAAGGGCACTGCCGACGGTGTAGCAGTCAAAGGCAAGTGGCTTGTAGATCTCAAGTCAGGACAGATGTACGACTACAGTGCCCAGATGGCGGCTTACGCTCTCGGCCTGATGCAAGAACATTTTGAGCAGGAGTGGACGACTCATCTCTTGTTCTGCGACCAGCGGCAGGTAGTGACAGAGCACTGGACCTACAGAAGCGCCTTTGACTTGGTCGCCAACATCATCAACAACGTAGGGACGGCCCCTAAGGTTAATGACTACTGTGGTTGGTGTGCTAAGAGTCTGACTTGTCCGGCTCGTGTTGCCAGCAAAGATGCTGCGCTTGTGACTGTCGCTGGCATGGCTCCTACAGTGCAGGACGAAGCCTTCTTGGCTCTGCTTAACGATCCTGACCGTCTAGGACAGTTCCTTGCAGCCTGTCAGACTCTGGACGACTTCCGAGACGCTGCAAAGGAGAAGGCTCGCGGGCTGCTTGAGGCTGGTGTCAAGGTGCCGGGCTGGCGCTTGCAGAAGCCTCGTGCATCCGAATACATCGAGGCCGAACACTTAGCACAGGCAGTGAGCAATGGTGCAATCGGTGCCAGCGATGCGATCCTCGCTCAGGGCTCGATCAGCGTCAAAAAGGCTCAAGCTCTCTGGAGTGCTGCCGGCGCAGTGTTCCCTGAAGAGTTGGTACAACGGAAGGTTGGTCAAGCACCTCTCGTCGCTTCCAAATGACCCAGAACTACATCGCAATCGACCCAGGTGTAGGAGGCGGTATCGCATACGTTGACACTGACGGCAGTGTTCATGCGCTGCCTATGCCTAGCACGCTTCACGACCTTGAGCACCAGTTGCGCATTTTGTGCAGAGGCATTGTCACCGTGTTTTTGGAGGAGCTTCCAAAGTTTGCGGGGAAAATGTCTGGCAGCAGCATGGCAACAATGTTCCGCAACTACGGACGCATTGAGGGGATGCTTGCTGCTCACTGTGCTCGCATTGAGTATTTGCCACCAAAAAAATGGCAAGCCGCTCTTGGCTTAGGCGACAAGAAGACTCATGGCCCTCGCTGGAAGGCTCACCTTAAAGGCAGGGCACAATCGCTATATCCGCAACTTACTGTGACACTAAAAACCGCCGACGCTCTCCTGATACTGGAGGCTGGCCTCAAAATGAAAACCAAATGAACCTAATACCATTCGACCAAACCAAACTGATGGCTGAAGCCATCGCCAAGTCCAAGCTCTTCGGCATTCAGACTGCTGAACAAGCCCTTGCTCTAGGGCTCCTGTGCCAAGCTGAAGGCCGGCATCCCGCCGAGGCAGCCCGTGACTACCACATCATCAACGGCAAGCCCTCCTTGAAATCCGAGGCTATGCTTGCACGATTTCAACAAGCAGGCGGGAAGGTGGAGTGGCACGAGTATGGTCACGAGGCAGTCAGCGGCACGTTCAGCCATCCCCAGGGTGGAAGCCTGAAGGTAAGCTGGACAATCCAAGACGCAACTCGCGCCGGCCTTACTGGAAACCCAACGTGGAAGAAGTTCCCGAGGCAAATGTTGAAGGCACGGTGCATCTCTGAGGCAGTCCGTGGAATCTTCCCCGGCGTCCTGTCTGGCCTCTACGCTCCCGAGGAGGTGCAGGAGTTTGCTCCAGTACAGGTTATCACTGAACCTGAGCCGATTCAGATCGAGGCACCCAAAGAGGAGCCCAAACAGGAAATGCCTGAACAGATCAGCGCAGTCAACCTGATGGACCGCCTTCTCGCTGAGAAGACCAAGGCCCAAAAGGACAAGGTCACTGCCGGAGCAATTAAGCGTGGGTGGATCACGGAAACGCAGACATACAGGGATCTGCCAGTTCAAATCCAAACCCAAGCAGCAGCTTTCCCAGAGAGGTTTTACGCCGCTTTCGGAATCTAAACCAAAACAAAACAAAACCATGCCATCCATCAAAATTGAACGCAGCGAACAGCAATCAATCAACGCAGGTATTCACTCTGCTGTGATTGAAACCGCCACTGAAGCAACCTCGAAAGCCGGGAACGAGATGCTCAAATTGGAAGTCAAAGTTGGACCTCTCAAGTTCAACTCGTGGGTCGTCTTCACGACGAAGAACTCAGCCAACGTGGCTGACTTTGCCGAGGCTATCGGCAAAAAGGTTGTCGAAGGCAAGACTCTTGTTATCGAAACTGAGGACTGCATCGGCAAGACTGCCAAAGTGGAACTTGGACCTGGGGATCGGATGAACGAGAAGACCGGTAAGCCTTACCTTGAGATTAAGCGTTGGCTGCCAGCATCAGCAGAGTCTGATCTCTCGTCAGATGAGATCCCATTCTAATTGACACACAGGGGGCCGCGCATCCTACAAACGCGGGCTACTAATGACAAACTCCGAAAAACTGGAGGCTCGTCGTATCGCTGACGAACTCCACAAGGCACACTGCGCCTTTATTCGGGCAGATCTTCCCGGTCTACACCCAGACAGCATGATGGCAGTTAAACTTGCTCATATGATTCGCATGTTTGATGCGACTCTTGAACCTACGCCTCTTTCAAAAGCGGCCAGAATGCAACGCGATCACGAGGCGACTCTGTAATGACTACACTCAATGTCCCGCAGGCTACAGATGCCGAGCGGGCGGTGCTGGGGTGTCTACTGTTTTCCCCAGTAACTGCACATCCTGCGGTTGTCGCCTCTGGGCTGACTGCGCAGGATTTTTTTAACCCCACATTCCAGACCATCTTTGCCGGCATCCAGTCTTCCATTGACGCTGGCGAGAGTCTCGACCCAATCGGGCTTGCAAGTAGACTCGCGCAAAAAGGAATCGCTTTTTCCCTTTTGGCAGATCTCTCAACCGGGATGCCAAGTCTGGAGCCGCTCCCGAGCTGGTGCGCCTTAGTCCAGGATGCCTCAAGACGTAGAGGACTGCTTAATGAGCTTCTGAGTGCCACTAAAGCACTCTCGGAAGGTAACCCTACAAGCACGATTGTCGCTGACCTGACTCGGGCTACTCTGACAGCAGGAGAGTCTCAGGGACTGGGCGCTATAGTACAGACCACGTTCAATGACCTGCTCACCTATGATACAGAGCACGATAGCAATACGCTCATTGGTAACAGATGGCTCTGCAAAGGTGGAAGTGTGCTCATAAATGCTCAAAGTGGCATAGGAAAGAGCAGTCTGACGATGCAGTTGGCAATCGGCTGGGCGCTCCACGGGCAAGGCTCATTCTCAGAGGTGCTGACATTCGGCATCGTCCCGGTGAGGCCACTGAAGAGCTTGCTCTTGCAGGCAGAGAACGACATAGGTGACCAAGCAGAAATCTTGCAATCGGTGATTTGCAAGTATGGGCGTACTCAGTGTGGAGAAGCTGAACTGGCAGTCCTTAACGAACGACTCGTGTTTTACCGCGATAATGTGCACTCAGGTGCAGAGTTCTTAAGAGTGTTGGAGGCGCTCATCATCAGGCATCAGCCAGACATAGCATGGATTGACCCTTTGATGTGCTACCTCGGGGATGACATCAGTGACCAAAAGGTAGTCACAGAGTTCTGCAATGGGCTCAACAGGATATCTTCCAAGACCGGGGTGCTCTTTGCGATCATCCATCATCTTCCTAAGCCTCGGGAGGGAACAGCACGCACTGACTCAGACTTGGCCTATGCAGGATTTGGCTCTTCAGCACTCACAAACTGGGCGAGAGAGGTAGTGACATTACAGAGGCTTGAGACTGCCCCCGGCCAGCCTCCAACGTGCTCTTTTACTTGTACGAAGAGAAGACTGCGGTCAGGAATGCGCAGTTGGGAGAACCAGCCTACAGCAAAGATCTACATCAGACATAGCCCTGAGCCAGAGAGACACGGCATGATTTGGCAACAGTGCCAGCAGCCAGAACCACCAGAAGAACAGCCAAAGAAGAGAAAGTAATGTGGATACTACCCAAATCAATCATATCAGCTTATGTGCCGGGTACGGTGGCATTGACTTGGGCCTCCGGCGAGTGCTCCCAAGCCTGCGCACAATCGCTTACAGTGAGATCGAAGTCTTCGCAGTGGAAAACCTACTTGCGCGAATGGCAGCGGGGCAACTGGAAGCGGCTCCGATCTGGAGCGATCTCAAGTCATTCCCTTGGGAGAGCTTTCGAGGTTTGGTGGACATCCTTTCTGGCGGCTACCCGTGTCAACCATTCAGCGCAGCAGGACTCAGGAAGGGAACAGACGACCCAAGACACCTCTGGCCTTTTATTGCAAATGGAATTGCTGCCATGCGACCAAAACTATGTTTCTTTGAAAACGTCGAAGGACATATCTCGTTGGGACTGCCCGACGTTATCGAAGACTTGGCAGGACTGGGTTACAGAACAACGTGGGGAATATTCTCAGCGGCTGAAGTTGGCGCACCTCACCAGCGGAGACGAGTCTTCATACTTGCCAACTCCCTGCGCGAACGAGGACAGCTTCCGATTGAACGGGAACAGTCAGCAGAGCAAATGTCTGGAGGCGAAAGCGAGGCGTGGAGAGCTTGGAGAACCTGGCCCGTTAAACCCGGAGTTTGTCGAAGTAATGATGGGGCTTCCAATAGGGTGGACAGATTGCGCCTCCTTGGGAACGGAGTAGTTCCGGCTACGGCGGAATTAGCATTTAGAACACTATTCAATGAACTACACTAAAATCGGAGCGTTACCAACACACAGGTACATCTGGGTGGACAGTGAATACACTCATGCAGAGCCATGTGGCCTCGTAGAAGCCATGTGGGTGGGCCTGACATCTATCCCTGGGCGAGCTTGGGGCATCAACGTCATCCTGCGAGACGGAGGCGCTCTGTATCGCAACATCCCTCCTAACGCTGTAGCGTTTAGCAAGGATGCTGCACCTTGGCATATTCAAGCTGCACAGATGTGGGACTGTTACAGCTACAACTTCTCAGTGCTCCAGAATCCGATTATGCGCGGGATGGAAGTCATTGTAGTCTGGAAAGACAATGTGTTGTACGGAGAGTACCTTTTCTCTGTAACACACCTCCACGACGGCTGGTCTGACTCCCCGGATCAAGACAAGGAGTTCATCTTCGTCAAACTCAATAACGGAAGACTGACAATCCAGCCCACCAACAGAGTGCGCTTCATCGACCACAGTTTTACGACAAACGAACTACCAAAGTTGAAACTGCAAGAAACGGTGTACAGTTGCGAGAAATGAATCCGAGATCTGAGACACCAAAAGACGAAGGTCCGTGGGGCTGGCAGTCGCGTGAAGCGGTCAAGAAAGCCGGCCAACTTGGACCCAATCACTACGCGATTTACTGCGCTTTAACACACATTCAGAGCGCAGCTCCAAGCCCTCATAAGCGCAGATTCGCCGCCTCATACGAGGAGATCGCAAGCCATGTTGGATGCTCAGAAAGGACCGTTGCGAGGTGTCTGGCAGACCTTCAAAAAGCCGAGTTGATCCATGTCTTTTCGGGTTCAAATGGAGGCCGCAGAGCAACCCGTAACGCCTTTTTTTTGGCCTCAATTAGCTATGACTCACAGGCAGACGGCTATGACTGTGTGGCAGACGGCTATGACTCACAGTCAGGGCTCGTGAATGCCACACAGTCATACCACGTGAATGCCACACAGTCATCCTTTAGTAAGAAAAAGAACAAATACAAGGCGGGGCCTCAAGCCCCCGCCGTTGTATTAAAGAAAGGGGAAGCGCAGCCCACTTGCTCGCCCCTGACGGGCGGCAGTGGTCCGCAAAGAACGAAGCAGACTCAGCCTCCCTCAACCGAAGATGTGCCGGAGTGGATATTGCTGCGAAATGCAATGTATGAGGAGAGCGAGAGGATCATCGCTGAAAAGAAAATGTTGGAAGACCAAACAAATTCCTAAAGTCCGACTCACAACCTGCCGACACACCTCTTGCCATGATACCTGAAATGTTAATTGAGATTCAGCGGCTCAAAGCCGAGAACATCGAACTAGCCTCAAGACCCTGTTTTGAGTGCGATGTGATCACTCCGGGAATTTTGTCCTCGCTCAGGGCAGAAAACAAGAAACTCAGAGCAATGTTGGAAAAGGTGAGCGCACAACTTAATGAGAAGTGCCTCGCCGTTGAGCAGAAACAGGCATTCTGATGCCTTATACAGTCAAACCAGTATGACCACAGCAGAAGAGATAAAAGGAAGGCTAGAATTGCAGGCTGAGATTGCAGACCTGCGAGAAGTAGTGCAGATAGCAGTTTTGGCTGCTGTCGAGCTACTCAAGATTGGGAAGCCGGAGATCCGAACCCGGCAGAACCTGTTAACCTGGGGCCAACTCTCTACGACGATTGAGTTGCTCAAGAAGGAATTTCAGATTGAGGAAATCAAATGACACACCAAGAAATTAACAAGGCAATCGCAGAAGCCTGCGGTTGGACCGACGTACAGGTTGGCACTCTCAGCAAGGAACTGATCGGCAAATCACCGAAAGATGGGGACTACTGGCCGATTGCAAGCTATGTGAGCGACCTTAACGCCATGTGGGAGGCTGAAGAGACGATCTACAGTCACCACAAAATGTGGCTGGCGTATTACAACGCCGTAGGCGCTGGTCCGTTTAGCCTGCATGTGACTGCACGGAAAAAGGCAGAGGCGTTTTTGAAGGCGATTGGCAAATGGAAGGAGGGGGAATGAGCATGACACCACACGAGCGACTGGAATACACCATCGCTATAGAGACACTCAGTGCGGCACTCGCTGAGTCCAAGAAACAGCTTAGGCTTGCTAGAGAGAGGATCACCAGGCTTGAGATCCAGTTAATCAGAGAAGGCTGGACTCAAGATGATCTTGACGATGTAGAGCCAAGACTGGAACAGTAGAGGCCTTCCGCGACACCTGCGAGGTTCGACCTAATCGGCTAAAAGTGGTGTGACAGCCAGGAGAGACTGCACCAAAATGAAAGTGCGCCCCAATACAAACTGGAGCGCACTTTCTGCTTTCGGGGGGAATGCTGGGAGACTCTCACTGGAGCCTCCTTTTTACGAGCAAATTCAGTTTTGAGAAATTATCTGAGCGATTTCCGATTTTCCCTTTTTGGTTTTCAACTACCGAGGATTACTCGGCAGTTCGGTGAACCATATCGGTGAAGGTACCAAAATGATCCTAGCAGGCCAGACTGGCAGCTCCGGGCGGGTCCCCTTTTTCCGAGTAAATTGACTTTTGAGAAATGGATTCAGCGATTTTGGATTTTAGGATTTTGACACTGGAAAATGGGTGGATCTGGGGGTGCCTAGGGGGGCCTAGGGGTGTATTTAGGGTGCTTGGGCACGCTTGGAGGGGTGCTTTCTAGGGGTGGGAAGGCGGTTTCTAATAGGGGATTGTTTATTGGCAAGGTGAGTGGTGCCGATTAAGGGGAAATGGCTTTTAAATGGCTTTTTTGTCGCTTGGGCAAAGGTAAGGGGAAAGGGTAGGGGAAAGGGCGGGGAAACTAAGGGTAAAACGCAAAAAAGGAGCCCCTCTTTCGAGGAGCCCCTTGTTCGAGCTTGGCGCTTAGTTGTTGGCTTGTTTGCTAGTTGTCGCGGTGCTTTGCCCTTATGGCATTCCAGCCGTGCTCACGGGCAAAGGCCCTAGCCTCGGCAGCTCGACAGAACCACTTGAACCAGTCGTTTTTTCGGAGAACCCAAAAATGACCGGAACGGTAGAGAGAGGCGGAGGAAATCATTATTCTTCCCCCCTTTCCAGCGTGTCACAGGCTGCGTTTATCTCATCGGCAAATCTAGCGGCATCGGGGGCAGATAGGTGACCATATACAACGGCGTCTTGGATGTCTGAAGCGGTAGCAGAAGCGCCGTTTGCGTCTAGCAATTCAAGACGGTAAAAGGCCTTTTCAAGGGCAGGGTGCAAAGCGAGGAGTTGGGGAAAGGTTAGTTCGTCGGGGTTCATAAAAATTTTTTGGGTTCGACCAGGCAAAGGGCAAAATTTTATTTTTTGTCGGGAGAAAGAAGCGCGTAGGCGGTGGAAACTAAGGTAAATGTGACTGAGAGCCAGAAGACAAGTTGGATAGATTTGATGGGGTCCATTAGTTAAGGAGATTTGCGACTGCTTTTGATGTCTGATAACCATGCGCTTTGATCCACACGGAGGGAAGGGGAACGGAACGGGAAACGGAACGTGAGTTACCGTCGCATAAGCCGCAATCGATGCATTGCAAACCTGATTTGTCTGCCAAGCATTCGATGCCAAGGGAACGGTCAGAGGGTGCTTCAGGCACAACTGTAAAGGTGCGGAGTCCCAAGTTCTGTGCAAACTGCACGTTGCTAGGCTCTGTGCTTGCCATGAAAAACCTACCGTAGGCTTTCGCCAATTCCATCGGCATCAAATCCCAATCGTGAAAGTAACCCGTGTGACTGTAGGAGCGTTCGACTATGTCAGAGACTAAGGGCAAAGGGAGCATGGAGGGGTTGCCGTAGGCTCCAAAGCGGACGGAAGCGCCGTCGAAGAAAGCGGCCCATTCAGGAGAACCAAATTCTAAGTGGCTGTAGTTTCCAGCTTTATAGGCTCTGTAAATAGCCATCAAAGCCAAAGGGGAAACATAGCAGCCTTGGTTTGAAGCGTGTGGGCATCCTTGGCATTGCAGCGTTGCGTCGTGGCCAGTGCGGCGAGACTCTACGGGGTGAACGTTTCGCGCCATGATCCACAGTTGAATCATGTTGCCGGTTTTGGAGTTATCTGTGTCGCGTGTCGCGATGCAGACTAGGTCCAAGGACTCGTGAATGATGTACATATGGGGTTCTTTGGGGTTTTTAGGTTTAGGGAAAGGATCAGAAATTGCGGATGATGATACCGCCTTCAAACTCAATAACTTGCGTACGGTCTTGTAGCCATTCAAAGGCAGCATCGTCGTCCTCTGCCTGAAAAGCTGAGGGTTCAAAGCCGCATTGTGTGGCGGCTTCTAAGGCTGACTTGTATTCTGTGAAGTCGCAACGGAGCGCAACATGATCGAATTCGATTTCAATGCCGCAGTCTTCTTCTAGATTTTCCAAGTACTCGACAAGGGCGGCTGCGCCATCGCGGGACCAACGGGCAAACTGGTCAATCTTAAGGAGTTCAACTGCGGCGGATGTGGTAAGGGTGAGTTTCATACGGGTTTCGTTAAGGTTGTTGGGGTTGGGTTGGGTTGGGTTGGGTTGGGTGAGACTGGCGACATTGCCAGTGTGTCAGAGTAGTCGGTTGAGGAGCTGGGGAGGGTTAGGGATTTTTTGAGATTTTTTTGTGGGGGAGAGAGATTGTTGTAAGGTGCTGGGAAATGAGGAGTTGTGGGAGAATTTTTTGAAATGGGTGCGTGCCAGGTGCGGGGCTAAAATTTTTTTTGAAGGGGGAAATGAGGAAAAAGTTAAGGGAATTAAGGGGCGGGTTGACGTCGCCTAAAAAGGGCGGACACTAGGCGAATGACTGCTAATCCAGTTCCAAAGAGTTTGGAGGCGCACGTTCTCCGTGCTGGGGAGCGGACTATTGGACGCGCCAAGGGCACGCCAAACAAGCTCACCGTTTCGATCAAAGAGGCTATCGAGCACGCGTTTGATGAGCTCGGCGGGACAAGCTATCTCGTCCATGTTGGGAGGTCCGACCCGAGAACCTTTTGCGCACTCTTATCCAAGTTGCTCCCGACTAAGCTGGCCAATGCTGACGGCTCGCCGCTTCTCGCCGCGTTAACCGAGTTGACCGATGCTCAATTGGAAGCACGTACGGCCAGAGCATTACAGGATGCCCAACGCGCCGGTTTAATGGCCAGTTCCGAGGGGGTATCTAGTGCTCAGGTGGTGGAGGTGCAGGCTGAGGTGGTGCCAGTCACAGAGACGGTCACAGAGAACGACAAGCCATAACGTAATACAACACAAATCATATGGAGTGAGTTTTGTTGATTATGAAGGACTTACGCAAGTTAATATCAGACTGATTGAGTGGAGTATAGCTGCAACATGGGAGACTTTGGGGGTCGTCACCCCCAGGCCGGGCTCTCTAAGAAAAGAAAGTCGAGGTCCCTACACAACCGCCCTTCAGCACATCCTCAACCAGTACCCTATCACCCCCAGTACTCCCTACCCTACATCACCCCAGTCCCGTCCCCTTTTCGGGAACGGACTCCCTATCTCTCTTTTCCTATTGCACGATTCCCTCTTCCTGCTATTTCTCCCAGCGATATGGAATCACAAATTAAGACTCGTAAGCCTCGCACTCGTAAGCCTGTTAGTGCACAGATTGAAACACTAAAGAAGACTGTTTCTGTTGCACTTAAAGCTGCTTGGAACGTGGACATGCTTAGAGCTAGGAGAGAGAAGGCTGTGAGGAAAGAGCGTGGGGCTTTGGAGAAGAAGCTGGTACTTCAACGTGAAGCGTTGTTGGCAGTGAAGGAAGCAGTGGAATCGACTCTGTTGTCTTTAGAGCCTGTGTTGGATACCACTGAGACTTCGAGTGTGGCCCCTATCACCCCAGAGGGGGTGGCTGAATTTGCGCCTGTGGACAGTGCAGTTTCGGAAGGTCTTGTAGAACAAGTTGCTGTCTAATGGAGACTCCTGAAGAAGTAAAAGATGCTACTGCTTTGGCTTTAGCTTTGCTCAACAACTCGATCTCTAGGGACATGGAGTATGAGGAGTGGGAGTTCGAGTTGGAAGGAGGGGCTGGAGACGGGGAGTTGTACAAAGTTTTGGTGATGAGATTGTGATCTCGCTTGAAAACTTTCGGGCAAAAAGCATGTATATTTCTGGCATCAGCGTTAGGTGGGTTGAGCTGATGTGGACGGAAAATCCCCCCGGCCCTGTGTGTGCAGGTGTCCGGGGCACCTTCCTCTTATGAGTGATATTCTTGACGGCTTAGACCAAAAGCTGGAGTTGACTCTTCTGCTCGAAGAGACGCTCAGAAGAAGGAAGGAGAGGAAGATCTCGACGTACTTTCCTACTGACGGGCCTTTGAGGAGGGAGCTGTACCCAAAGCATCTTGAGTACTTCAAGGCTGGTGCACGGTACAGGGAGCGGCTGATGATGGCTGCCAACCGTATTGGGAAGACTGAGAGTATTGGTGGCTACGAGATGGTTCTCCACATGACAGGGAAGTACCCTGACTGGTGGGAAGGTAGGAGGTTTGATAGACCTATTTCAGCTTGGGCAGCTGGGGATACTGGCAAGACGACTCGTGACATTCTTCAGATGAAGTTGTTGGGCCCGCCTGGAGAGTTTGGAACTGGGCTGATTCCCAAGAACGATCTCATCAAGACTACTGCCAAGGCAGGGGTGGCAGAGGCTATCGAAGTTATAACGGTTAGGCACGCTACAGGAGGTGAGAGTAGGCTCACGTTCAAGTCCTACGACCAGAGGCGGGAGGCGTTTCAGGGCTCTGAGCAGGATGTTATCTGGTTGGACGAAGAACCGCCGTTGGATGTCTATACGGAGTGCTTGCTTAGAACGATGACCAATAACGGGATGACAATGCTTACCTTCACGCCTCTGATGGGCATGAGTGAGACTGTGTTGTCGTTTATGCCGAATGGGGACATTAAGGAACAGGCTTCTGGGAGCAAGTTTGTCGGGATGGCGACTTGGGACGATGTTCCTCACTTAAGCCAGCAGCAGAAGGATGAACTGTGGGCGAGTATCCCGCCGTTTCAGAGAGATGCACGGTCTAAGGGTGTTCCGCAGCTTGGAGCAGGGGCGATTTACCCGGTGCCTGAAAGTGAACTAATTTGCGATGAGTTTGCAGTTCCAGAGCACTGGAGACGGTGCTACGGCATGGACGTAGGCTGGAACAGGACTGCTGTGGTGTGGGGCGCAACGAACCCTGATACAGAGGTGACTTACCTTTACTCTGAGTATTACAGAGGCCAGGCGGAGCCGATTCTACACGCAGAAGCGATTAAAGCCCGTGGCGAGATGCCGGGGGTAATCGATCCAGCCAGTCGCGGTCGTGCGCAGACAGACGGTCAGCAGTTGTTGGGTCTATACAGGCGACACGGTTTGGACATAACCCTTGCGAATAACGCAGTGGAGAGCGGGCTCTACACGGTGTGGCAGACGATGTCAGCCGGCAAGTTGAGAGTGTTCCCGAGTCTGAAGAACTGGTTAAACGAGTTTCGCCTTTATCGCAGGGATGAGAAAGGGAAGGTGGTGAAGGATAATGACCACTTGATGGATGCGACACGGTATTTAGTGGTTAGTGGCTTGAGTAGAGCGGCCATTCCATCTAAGTATGGCACAAAGAAGAATAGTAGTTTTGTAATGCCAGTGATTAACTTTTTCAAACGATGAACGAAGATAAGTTAGCAAAAATCCATCAAGAGGCTCGTGCTGAGTTCGACCAAATTCAGAGTGCCTTGTACCAAGAGCGAATGAACTGCCTTGGTGACCGCAGATTTTGTTCCTTGGCAGGAGCGCAGTGGGAAGGACCGTTGGGGCAACAGTTCGAGAACAAACCGAGGTTTGAGGTCAACAAGATCCACATGGCGGTGCTTCGTATTATTAACGAATATCGCAACAACAGGATCAGTGTGAATTTTGTGTCCAAAGAGGGCGAAGAGTACGACAAACTCGCTGACACTTGTGCCGGGTTGTACAGGGCTGACGAACAGGACTCGGGGGCTGAAGAGGCTTACGACAACGCCTTTGAAGAGGCTGTGATGGGTGGGTTTGGTGCTTGGAGACTAAGGACTGAGTATCAGAACGAAGAAGACCCGGAAGACGAGAAGCAACGGGTCTGTATCGAGCCGATCTTTGACGCCGACAACAGTGTCTACTTCGACCTCGGTGCCAAGAGGCAAGACAAGGCGGACGCCAAACGGTGCTTTGTACTCACCAGTATGACGTATGAAGCGTACAAGGCTGAGTTCAATGATGATCCCTCAACCTGGCCCAAGACTGTTACGAGGTCTCAGTTTGACTGGTATACGCCCTCTGTAGTGTACGTCGCTGAGTACTACAGAGTGGAAGAGGTGTCTGAACAGATCAGGATCTACAAGGATTTCAATGGGGAAGAAGAGAGCTTGCGGCCAGAGGAGTTACACAAGGAAGAAGAGATGCTCGCGACTGGCTGGAAGGAAGTGCGGCGCAAGAAGGTGAAGACCAAAAAGGTGCGCAAGTACATCATGTCAGGGGCCAAGATTTTGGAGGACTGCGGCTACATCGCCGGAAAGAACATCCCCATCATCCCTGTGTACGGGAAGCGTTGGTTTGTTGACAATGTCGAGCGTTGCATGGGCCATGTGAGGTTGGCTAAAGATGCGCAGAGGCTTAAAAACATGCAGTTGAGTAAGCTGGGCGAGATCGCTGCTCTCAGTGCTGTTGAGAAGCCGATCATGATCCCTGAACAGGTGGCAGGGCATCAGTTGATGTGGGCAGAGGATAACCTCAAGAACTATCCCTACCTGCTCGTCAACGCGATGACTGACGCCAACGGGAACCCCATGGTTGGTGGTCCTGTGGCGTACACAAAGCCCCCTTCGATACCTCCTTCGATGGCGGCGCTCCTTCAGTTGACTGAAGTCGACATGCAAGAGATCTTGGGCTCCCCGGCGCAGGGTGACAAGATGGTGTCTCACCTCTCCGGCAAGACTGTTGAGTTGATTCAACAGCGCCTCGACATGCAGACCTTCATCTACATGTCTAACATGGCAAAGGCCGTGAAACGCTGTGGAGAGATCTGGCTTTCAATCGCCAAAGACATCTTTGTCGAAGAAGGCAGGAAGATGAAGAGTATCCACGAGAGTGGAAAGATGGAGCCCGTGGAGCTGCTGAAGCCTGTGGTCAACGAAGAAGGCGAGATCGAGTATGAGAATGATCTCTCTGACGCTGATTACGACATCGTCGTGACTGTTGGACCCAGTTCGAGCACTAAGCGGCAAGCCACTGTCCGGGCGCTCACTGATATGATGACGCTCACTCAAGACCCTGAGATGACTCAGGTGCTCTCTGCGATGGCGATGCTCAACATGGAAGGCGAAGGGATCAGTGATGTTCGCGACTACTTCCGTAGGAAACTTCTGGGCATGGGAGTGCTCAAGCCCACAGAAGCAGAAGCTCAGGAAATGGCTATGGCGGCTCAAAATGCCCAGCCTGACCCACAGGCGCAGTACTTGCAGGCAGCGAGTGAAGAGGCCATTGCACGGGCCTCTAAAGCGCAGGCAGACAGTATTCTCGCTGTTGCCAAGGCAGAAGAAGCAAGAGCAAAGACGACTGAGACGCTATCGAAGGTCAGCACGACCGATCAGGAGCGTATCTTTGCTTTGGCTGACCGGCTGACACAGCCGAATCCGCAGATGCAATAATATTTATTGCATTTTGGATGGTTTTGAACATATGAATAGTACCCAACAGGCAGAAGATAAAGAAACGGTAGAAGAACTCGATAAACCTGAAGTCGTAACAGAGGCTGTAGAAACTACAGAGCCTGCGAAAGCTGAGGATACGGGTGATGAAACCGTGGTGATTATCGCAGGGGAATCGCCACCCCAGGAAGAGGAAGAGAAGCAGGCACCCGAATGGGTGCGTAACCTGAGGAAGAACTACCGAGAGTTGCAGCGTGAGAAGCGCGAACTTGAGGAAAGACTCAAATCTGTTTCACCGGCACCAGAGAATAATCCTGTTGTTCCCGGCAAGAAACCGACACTTGAGGACTGCGATTACGATTCAGATAAGTTCGAGAACGAACTTGCTGGTTGGTTTGAGCGAAAGCGGCAGTCTGAAGAGGCTGAAGCCAAGCAGAGAGCCAAACAGCAGGAGGAAGCAGAATCTTGGCAGAAGAAGTTGGCAGGCTACAACGAGTCCAAAACAGGGCTCAAAGTTCCTGACTTTCAAGACGCTGAAGAGACTGTTCTTGAAACACTGAATGTGACTCAGCAGGGAATCATCCTTCAGGGTGCTCAGAACCCAGCTGTTGTTGTGTACGCTTTGGGCAAGAACCCAAAGAAAGCAAAAGAACTTGGTGAGATCACTGATCCCGTCAAGTTTGCCTTTGCAGTAGCAAAACTCGAAACCCAACTGACTGTGACATCTCGTAAACAAGCTCCTCCTCCTGAAAAAAAGATTAACGGTAACGGTAGTCTCGATTCGTCCAACGGCCAGTTGGAACGGTTGCGTGAAGAAGCGGCACGCACTGGAGACATGACCAAAGTAGTCGCTTTCAAACGTCAGTTAAAAGCTCAACAATCCTAGTATATGGCTAATTCATTCAGCAAAGAAGAAAGGGTTGCTTTTGAAAACCTTCTCGAAGGTTTCCAAGACGCACTCGTCCTGTCCCGCAACGTCTCGATCTACAACACGGATCAGACGATGATGGAACGCACCAACAACGTGATCTGGAGGCCACAGCCCTACATTTCCAAGTCCTACTCGGGCACGGATATGACGAGCAACTTCACGGACTACATCCAGTTGGCTGTCCCCGCGACGATTGGTTTCAACCAGTCTGTGCCGTGGATCATGACCGCGACTGAACTCCGTGACGCCCTTCAGGAACAGCGTTTGGGTGACGCCGCCAAGCAGAAGCTGGCGAGCGACATCAACGTGGCTGTTTTGAACGTCGCTTCCGCCCAGGGAACGCTCGTCGTGAAGCGTCTCGCTGCTGCCACCGGGTTTGATGACGTCGCCCAGTGCGAAGCCATCTTCAACGAGCAGGGTGTCAACTTCGATTCGCGTTATCTCGCGCTCTCGACCCGCGACTACAACGGCATGGCGAACAACCTCGCTGGCCGTCAGACGCTGTCCGGCAAGGCGTTGACCGCTTACGACCGCGCCTACATCGGCCAGGTTGCGAGCTTCGACACGTTCAAGATGGACTACGCGAACCGTATCGGTGCGGCTGCCGGCTCCGGCATCACCATCGACACTCGCGACTCGGCGAACAACTACTACATCCCGAAAGCGATCAGCACGTCCCCGACGACCGCTGAACGCCTCAACGTGGACAACCGTTACCAGACGGTGACCGTGTCCAGCTCGACCGGCGTTGTTGCTGGCGACTGCTTCACGATCGCTGGTGTGAATGCTGTGCATCACATCACCAAGGGTGACACCGGCCAGTTGAAGACCTTCCGCGTTATCAGTGTTCCCGCTGGTGGCACGAGCTTGGTTATCAGCCCTCCGATCATCTCCAACCAGGTGTCGTCCGCTGCCGGTTCTGAGTACCAGAACTGTGTGGTCAACACGAAGGCGTCCAACAGCGCCATTGTGTTCCTCAACACGGCTGCGGCTCCGATCAACTGCTTCTGGCAGAAGGACGCCATCGAAATCCTGCCCGGTCGCTATGCGGTGCCCTCGGACGCCGGCGCGAACGTGATGCGTGCTTCCACTGATCAGGGGATCGAGTTGGTCATGCAGAAGCAGTACGACATCAACACGATGAAGACTCGCTACCGTCTGGACACGCTCTTCGGGGTTGTGAACAAGCAGCCTGAGATGAGCGGGATCATCCTGTTCGGCCAGGTCTAAACGACCCGATTCACAAAGGGAGGGTGGTTGACTCCGCCCTCCCTTTTGTGTATCAGCTTCTTATGCCACTCA